AAATCCATATCCCGCCGTCATCGGTTCGATTGTCGAAAGCCCAATGCGGTAGCCAAATCGTCTCGTAACTGCTGGCCGATGCAACAAGCGGAGCCGGCGCGTTGTCCGCCGACATGGTAGGCGGGTGCTCAACCGTCCCGGCCATGATTTCCAACTCGGCCACGTTCACGGCGCCGGACGTAACCGGCCCACCCGGCGTCATCCACCGGGTGAACGTAAGACGGAAGTAGCGAAACGAGAGCATGGTCAAGCCGTCGTCCCCGAGGCTTCGTTCGACCCTGCTGAATCACCACCCGGGCTGTACGCCTTGAGGACGTAGTAGTACGTGGTTCCCGACGCCAAGAATCTATCGACGAACCCTGTCGTGCCCGGGGGAATTCCCGACCAAACCAAGTTTGCGTTACTCGGCGTGAATCCCGCCGTCGTGCTGCGATAGAGCTTGTACGACGCCCCCGACGTGGGCGATGCCGTCCATGTAAGAGTAGCTTCCGTGGCGAGCGTCCCGATCACAGCAAGCGACGAAGGTGCGCCCGGCGCGGATGAACCATCGGGAAGTGTGAAAGTTTCGAGCACACCACCAGTCCACGATTCGTAGTAGCGATTGATCTGCGTATCGAGGACTGTCTGCTCGCCTGCGAACGCGCCGGTATTCGACCCCTCAAACGTCCACGACGTTAGAACATTCCCCCCGCCGGCCCCGCTGTCCGGCGCGATCTTGTAGGCGGTCGGTTCGATTTCATTGCCCGCGCCGAGATCGATCTTCAGCCAGATCGGCGGAGCGACGTTATCCGATAGCCACCTTCCTCCTGCATCAAGGACAGTACCTTCGAACGCGCGCCACGCTTCAAATCCTCCTCCTGACAGCTCACTATTTGCACTTGCTACCAACGGGGAGGGCGTACTCGCATCGGTCATGTCCGATGTCGGGTGCGCAGTCGCCCCCACCATGATTTCAAACTCGGATACCCGCAGCGTTCCCGTCGAATTCATGTCTGGTACGAAATAGCCGCCTGAAACGAACCTCGTGAAGTTAAGGCGGAAGAAGCGGAACTCACCCGCACCTGCACCACCAGCGGTCGTCGCGGTCGCGATACTGGAATACGGCCCAAAATTGCCCGCAGCATCTTTAGCACGCACGCGATAGTCGTACGTGGTGGCAGGCGTCCCCGAGCTGTCCTCGTAGTTCAGATGAGTCGTAGCATTGATCTCCGCCCAAGTTCCTGCTCCAGCGGCACTGCGCTCAATGTGGTAGTGCGTGACGCCTACGTTATCGGTCGCTGCTGCCCATCCGAGAAAGATTGACGTCGGTGTCTGCGTCGCGGTAAACGAAGTCGGGGCAGTCGGGGCTTCGGTATCACCACCCGCGCCCGCTACTGCTGAGAGTGGAAGAATGAGCCTCATGACTGCGCGCTCCCGTTTACGCCGCCTGCGCGACCGAGTAGTAGTTCGTCCCGCCGACTCGGAAGAACTGCACAACGTTCACGGTCGCGGCGCTGTTGACCCACGCACCCGCACCGACCTTCGTGAACGCGGAGAAGTTCGGCGTGTTCGTCCCGTCGGCGGTGATCTTGAGCGCGCAGGTAGCGCCGTCGACCGCGCCGCCCGCAGCGGTGAACGTGATCGCTGCTGCAACCGCGTGCGCGGCCATGTGCCCGCCCGAGTGCGTGAGCGGAATCGCAGCGGCATAGGCGAATTGAGTCGGCACAGCGCCGCCTACGCCAGCCCCGAGCTGCGCGGCGGTGACGCGCTTCGTGACGCCGCTCTGGTTCGCGACGAACACGTCGGCAGCCGCGACGGCGCTACCTGCCGGGAGTTCTGAAATCTTTACGTCAGCCATTCGAGTCTCCTTCGTTTGAAGTTACTGCGTCGCCCCGAGCAGGTAGTCCCACCCGTTCGGGTCCGTCCCCGGCATTGCCGTAGTCGCGTCCAGCGCAATCCAGAGCGCGTGCCCGTGGCGCACGATGTCTCCGGGTAGGTAGCGCTCGCCGTTCGCGTAGGCGCCGCGCCAGAGGCCCACGAGGCCCGCGGGGCCGATATCGCCGCGGTCGCCCTTGTCGCCCTGTCTGCCCTGGTCGCCGCGGTCGCCCTTGTCGCCGCGGTCGCCCTTCGGGCCGGCGCGTCCCTGTTTCGCCGCGAGCAGCCAGGCGTCGCCCGCGCCCGGCTGCGCGCCCTTCGTGCCGTCGCGACGCGCACGCCACATGCAGCCTTCGTACTGAACCTCGTCGCCGCGGTCGTAGGTGAGCTCGGCGAGCCACTTGCCGCGGTGCATCGGGATCGGCAGGCGGAGCGCGACGCCGCTCTCGCGGCCATCGGACATTCGCACGCTGATCGCCAAGTCGCGCCCGCTGCACTCGGCGCGCACCTCGTCCACGCCGGCGGCGACCGGGCACCACGAGAGCGCGCCGGCACCGGGTTCCTCGTCGGTGACGTTGAAGCGCGCCTGCCAGAGGCCGCCGCGATGGGTGACGAGCTCGAGCGGCGCATGGCGCCGCCCGGCCCGCGGCGGCCGGGTGGGGGCCCGCGCGCGGGGGGGCCCGGGCGCCCCCCGGCCGCCCACGGCGTCGCCGGCACGAGCTCGGCGTCCCTGCCGTCGGCACCGTCCTTGCCGTCGCGCCCATCGCGCCCGTGGCGCAGGAGCGCGAGCGCGCCGTCAATCCGCGTAAGCGATTGGCGCACCTGGGCGAGCAGCTCGTGGCCTTGCGCCTGCAGATCCTCGGCGCTCGATTCGTGCGCCATCGCTGCGGCCTCGCCGCGCGCGCGCACCTGTAGCTCGATCTCCTCGAGGAGCTTGCGGCCCTCGGTGAGGCCTTCGGCGACGCGCCCGAGCGCCTGCGCGCTCACCTCCTCCAAAAGCGACGTGCGATTCGTGACCGCGACGGCGATCGCGGCGTGCAGCTCGTCGCGCATCGTCGCGAGAATCCGGCCAAGGGCCGCGAGCTCGGGTTTGGTCATGGTTGCATGGCGGCGAGAATTGCCTTCTCGGCTTCGTCGGCCGCTGCGGCTTCGTCCTCATCGCTCGGCGCGGGCTCGGGCGTCGCCGGCGCCGGCGCCGGCGCGGGCTCGGGCGGTCCCTTCGCGGCGATCGACACGGGAATCATCTGCTGCTGCAGGAAGACTTGGTCGCCGCCCTCGACCGGCCCGAGCGATTCGCGAGCGCGCACCTCGTTCGGGGCGAGGATGCCGCCTTGCACGCCGCGCGCGTAGGCGGTCATGCGCGTGTCGAGCTCCGAGCGCATCAGGCCCGATTCGATGTCGAACTCCACATACTCGGTGACGCCGTCGAACCCGAAGAGGCGATTGAGCGCGGCTTCCGTGTGCTCGAGATAGAAGCGCAGCGACGACTGGTAGAACGTCCTGAACATCTGCTCGGTGTTGCGGAAGGTCGCCTTTTCCATGTCGCCGAGCATGTAGAGCGGCACGCGGTAGGCCATCGCCACGTCGCGCACGGTCATCTTGTAACTGTCGATGATTTCCGAGTCGACGGCGCTCATCGTCATGAGCTGCCACTTGACGTCGTGCGAGAGCACCGGCGTCTTTCCGGTTTCGCTGCCGCTCGACACCCTTTCCCAATCCGAGCGCATCTGCTCGCGCTGGTCCTTCGTGATCGTCTGCGGCGTCGTGAGCAGGCCCGAGGGCCGGCTCATGTTGTGAAAGAACGCGGCGGTGTGCGCCTGGATCGCGGTGCCCGAGCTCGCGCTCAGCGCGTAGGCCTGGATCGGAGTCTCGCCGATCAGCGGATGCCGGCTGCAGTTGATCCGAAGCGCGAGCACGTCGCGCGCCGGCGCGCGCGCCGGGAACTTGAATAGGCCATCGTCGTAGTCCCCGCCGCTGTAGAAGAGCGCGCCGCTGACCGGATCGACGGCGGGGAAGCACGAGCCCGGGGCCAGCGCGTGGAGCTCGTCCACTTCGTTTCGCGCGTTGCGCTGCGCCCAGGCGTAGCCCGCGCCACGAAAGAGCAGGGCGCGCAGGACGAACAGCAGGAAGTCGACGCGAGTCTGGTACTCGTTCGGGTTAGCGAGCACCCGGGCGGCCGCGCTCGAGGTGACGCGCTCGCGCTCGCCCTTGCGATCCTCGCGCCAGTGGTTGACGGCGAGGCTCGCGATTTCCTGCGAGATGATGTTCACGCACGAGTAGGCCGCGGTGCTCGGGCGGGTGTCGTGGTGCCCCAGGTCGAGCGCCTTTTGGAACCATTGCAGGTCGCTCTTGTAGGAGGGCCCGAAGGTGACCCACGGCGCCGATGCGCCGCGCCTGAACCACGAGAGCGCGCGGCTGATGAACCCATCGGCCATCTACTTCACCCACTCCTCGCGGCCGTCTGGATAGACGATGCCGATTTGGATTTCGCGCTCGCGTCGCACCGGAAGCGCGCTTTCGGATTCACCAGCTCGACGTTGAGGCGTCCCATCTCGACGCACACGTCGCGACTGGTGAATCCGTCTATCACTATCGACGGGCCACCCGCGACAATGAAGATGACCAGCGTCCACACGGACGCACGCTAGTCACGATCGCGGACGTGGATGCGGCGACCCAGGTCGTCGCGCCTTACCTTCTTCGCGTTTTTGTGGTTCCAGCCTTGCCGCGCGCCCGCCTTGGCGCGTTTCTTGTAGCGGTCATTAATCTCGTCCGCCATTTTGAGCGCCATGTCCGTGACCTTCGTATTGCCCTCAAGCGTGACGCCTTCGACGAAGATGGAACCAGCGGCGATCCGCACGGTGTTTCCACCGTCGCATGTGCGCACCTCGGCTGCCGTGATTTGGTACGGGCCACCTTTGTTCTGCTCCTTCGAGAGCACGTCGAGGACTTTTAACTGTCGCTTGTGATCCTCGGCCACGTCGGCGTACGGGCTCGCCTTGATCGTGTTCGCCGCATACCCAACGTCATTGCCGTCATCGTCCTCGATCTCGACCGAGTAGGTCACGTCGCAGAAGTTAGGCGTCGGCGCGGCGGGAGGCTTGGCGGTGGAATCGGCTTTCTTGTCCTGCGCCGGGGTGTAGCCGGCGAATAGCAGTGCGACGACGAACAGAACGACTCTCATGGCATTCCCCTCCAGTTGAATCACTTGCGGGCGCGCATGTCCCGACGTTCGTGGCGCCCAGGTTCGCGAGGCGAGGCCTGCGGCTGCGCCTCGCGGGTGACGTACTCGGCGGTTCCCTCCGCGACGACCGCGCGCGCCTCCTCGCGGGTGAGCTCGATTTCCTCGCCCGGCCGGAGAAAGCGCGGGCTCGTGCTACGCACGCGCACGCGCACGACGGTCATGCTGGCGGCGTCTGCGGTGGGCCGTAGTAGGGCGTCGGAATCTCCGGCGGCGGGTTCTCCGGCGTGTACGGTTCCTTCGGCAGGCCGTCGTCTACGGGCTCGTCCGCTTTCGGCGCGGCTGGCGCTGCGTACGGCGCGGTTGGTTTTGGGAAGGGTTGCTGCGTGATAGGCGGAGGTTGCGACGACATGGGTGTTATCCCTTCGGAGTTGAAGGAAACCGGCCGGCGTTCGCCGGCCGGGGTTAGCGACCTACCAGCTGAGATCGTTGATCCACTGCACGCCGATCAGGCGGCGCGTGACCCACGAGGCTTCCATCGTGAGGCGCAGCGCCGTCATGTCGGTCTGGAACATCGACGTGAGGCTCGTCTGCGGACTGGCCGGCGCGTCATCGAGTTGCAGCGCGGCCTCGTTCGACATCGCGATCTCCGGCGCGAAGCCGATGCCCTTGATGAGCTGGCTTGCGTCGACGAGCGCGAGCCGCGTGCGCGGCATGGTCGTGCTGTCGATGATTGGGAAGCCCATCCACGACCCGGCGTTCACCTCGTCGCGGAAGTAGAACGCGCCCACGCCGTTGCGCATCGTGGTGAGCGCGAGGCGCGTTGCCGGGTTCATGAGCCACACCGGGCGCGACATCGGAACGTTGGCCGTCAGCATCGCGCCGACCAGCGCTGCGGAGTCGGCGAGCGCAGCATCGGCATCGGGCGTTGCTGTGCTGCCCGCGATCGCGGCAACCGCATTGCTCGTATGGAAGAGACCCGCAGGGGTCGTGGTCGTGCCGGCCGCCGTACCGATGAACGTCGCATCGAGCACGACGGCGGTGTCTTCCAACATCCCGTCGCGCAGGAGCGCCTCGAGCGCCGGCGTCGAGCGCGCGAGCATCTCTTTCGAGGCGACCGTGATCACGCCCATCTTTTTCGGCACGAGTTGCACGTTGTCGAACGCGCCGGCCTTCACCGGGATGGGCGCACCCTCGCCGACCCAGGAGCCCGGCGTGCCGGTCGTGCGACGCGGGATCTTGATCGATCCGTAGCCGTCGAATTGGACCGTCGTCGCAGGTACGCGCGCGTAGATCGACGCGGGGCGCAGCATGTCGATGAAATCGGTGATGAGCTGTTGCACGAGCTCGCCCGCCCAGGCGGGCGTCGAGGTGAGTGCAGGCGCGACGGCGGCGCGCAGCACCATCGAGAACGGCTCGTCTTTCATCTCGCGAGCGGCGTACTCGATCGGCGACATTTGAAACTGCCGACTCGCATAGATGACATGCGCGAGGCGCGCGAAGAACGCGCCCTTTGGCAGCGTGCTCAGGGCCGGCAGTTGACGCGGTTGCGCGGGGAGCGACGGCGCCGGCGTGGGGGCCGGTTCGACCGGCAGGGCGCGCGTCGCGGCGATCCGCTCCATTTCCTGCAGGCGCTCCAGGCGCGCGTCGAGCTCCTCGATGTCGCGCTTCGCCTGGTCGAAGGTCTTGGTTTCGTCCTCGGTGAGCGCCCGGTCTTCCTCCTCCTCCGCCTTGCTGATCAGCGCTTCGAGGGATTTGTAGAGCTCGGCGCGCTTTTCGAGCAACGCCTTGATCTGCTTCGCGAGCATGACGGTGTCCTTCGCGGGTTAGCGGCCGTGCGCGGCCCGTAGTTTCAACAGCTCGAGTCGTGCACGGTACGGCGACATTCCACGATGCGCCGCGGCGCCGAAGTAGTGCACGAGCTCGCGCTCTGCGATGCCGAGTTTCATTGCCAACGCGAGCGCCTCCGGGTTCGCCGGCACGCTCACGAGCGAGCATTCGAGAAGTTCCTGGCCGACCCACTTGACGCCGCCCCACGGGTTGTCCTCGTCGAGGAGCTCGGGCGACTTGGTGGGCGCGAAGCCGACCGACACCGCGCGCAAGATCCGCTGATCGACCAGCGCGCGAATCTCGTCGATGCGCGGCGAGGTGCCGGGATCGGCGAGATTGAGCCGCCCGCGCAGCTGCCCGCCCTCGACGCGCACCTTCGACCAGGTGCCGATCGGCTCGGTCGAGCGGTGCTGATAGAGCGCGATCGGGTTTTTGCGGAAGTGCGCGAGTTCCCAGGCGTCCGCCTGGATGATGTCGCCGTAGCGGTCGACCGCTTCCGACGACATGACGTACTCGCGCGGATCCTCGGCCGACTGCTCGCCGGTGCGGTAGACCAGGCCGTTGGGCGCGAGGCCCGCCGGGCCGCGGCGGCGTTGGATGTTAGCTGCTGCGGACTGCACCTCGGCGCTCCGGGGGGAGAGCGCCGGGGATTACCGCCAGGGGGCGAACCGTTGCGCGAGGAGGAGGCGGCAGCCGTTCACGCGACCGGCGGTCCGGCCGGTTGCGTTGATCGGGCATAGTGCACCGCAATGAGCAGGGATCCTGCATTGCCGCGGCTTATACGCTCGGCCGACGAAAAGCGCAAGGGGGGCGACCACAAGCTGTTGTATCTGCACGGTCGCCCACCCCCTACCGGTAGGCCCTGACTTGACGGTTGCTTACGCTTTGCGTATACTCTACCCGGCGCGGCAATCCTGCCCGCCGGTACGTTCTTTCACAATCGGAGCCCTACCACATGCCCAAGGCAAAAGCCGTTGCCCTGTCCACCGCGCTTGACCGTGCGATCGTTGACCTCGGAGATGCACTCGATTCCGACGAATTGCGCGGCCTGGTCGGCGGCGAATACGCAAGGCTGATCCTCGAGTCGGCAGTCCTGCAGCTGCAAGAAATCAACTGCCGACTCTACCCGAAGAGCGAGGCGGCTCGACTGTTCGCCAAAGCCTGCGCAGAGTAACCCGCACGACGAAGCCCCGGCCACTGACGAAGTGGCCGGGGCTTTTTTGTTTCAGATTCCGAACACGGGCGACTCGCCCCAGGCGGGATTGACGCGCGCGATCGCGGCGCCGACGCCCATCGCGAGCCCGACGACGCCGTCGATCCGCGCGAGGCTTTTGCGCTTCGTGAAGATCCGGTTTTGCTGCCGGTCGGTTTCGATGACCGCGCTCGCGGCGTTCCAGGTCAGGACCGGGTTGCGCTTCACGCGCAGGCGCGCGGCGAGGATCGCCGCCTCGAGTTGGTTGATCGACTCGGGCATCCAGAGCGGCGAGTCTTTCGGTTTGAGGAACCCTTGCGGGTGCTCGACGAGCGGGAGCGTGTAACCCGCCTCGCCCATCTCCGCCTGCAGATACTTGATCTTGTAGCGGTCGAACGCGACCGTCCGCACGTTGAGCGCGGCGCAGAGCTCGATCACGCGCTCGGCGATCGGCGCGTAGTCGAGCGTCTGCCCGGGCACCGCGTTCAAGTAGCCTTCACGCACCCAGACGTCATACGGCACGCGGTCGCGCGCGGCGCGCGCGTTCAGCGTATCGCCCGGCGTCCAGAACTCCGCGGCGGCGACGAGCTCGGGGAGATCCTCGGGCAGCTCGAGCGCGCGGGCGCGGTCACGAACGTGCGCGTCGTGGAGCTCGTTCGGCAGGATGCCCACGGCGACGAGCGCGGACAAGTCGGTCGTGACGGACAGGTCGACGCCTAGATAGACCTCCAGGCCGGACATGATTTCGATGACGCTCCGCTCGTCGTCGCGCTCGCACGCGCGCCAGGCCTCGCCCGAAATCCACGGCGTCGCCGCGTCGGTCCACTGGCAGAACGACAGGCGCCGCACGACCGACTCCTTCGCCGGCATGCCCTTCGCCTCGAGCACCTGGCCGCGGATGTAGTCCGGCTTGATCGAGACGCCCAGGTTCGGATTCGTCTTCGTCCAGCACGCCTCCGAGTCGAAGGGCTCGTCGTCCTCGTCGAGCGCGCAGACGTAGCCGAAGAAACGCTCGTCGCGGTGGAGCTGCTGCGCCACGCGCACCGCGTAATCGTGATAGCGGTAGCAGACCGAGGTGCGATCGGTCCCGCTGTTGGTGATCATGAACAGGAGCGGTTGCCGGCGCCCCTTGAAGCCGGCGCGCAGCATCTCGATCACGATGTCGTCCTTGTGCTCGTGGATCTCGTCGACCAGGGCGCAGTGCGGGCGCGGTCCCGACTGCCCATCGTCGGAGCTGATCGCCCGCATGAAGCTGTCGCCGTAGATCAGGTTCCAGACGTTCGAGCCGCCGATCTGGCGCACGACCGCGCGCACTTCCGGCGATAAGTCGACCATCGCGACCGCGTCGCGGAACAGGACCATCGCCTGGTCGCGCTTGCTCGCCGCGGCGTACACCTCGGCGCGCGCTTCGCGATCAGCGATCAGCGTGTAG